TATTGAAACGCTGGGCAGCGGGTCATGGGCCGGTGGTGATGCTGCTGGCAGAATGTGGGTGCATACCAAGTCTGGAACATTTACCGCCGGGACGGTTGATATAGGAGCCAGTTCTGATGTATTTACAATTGCCGCCGACATACAGGACACTTCGCTGCAACCTGACGGGCGATACGAGTTTATCAATTACAATTTCGGCGGCCATTCCAGTTCGTTGATGATGTACGGCTGTGACGGAGAGAACAAGGCTTTTCAGTTCGATGGCACACAGTATGTCGAGATTACAACGGGGATGTCTACCGATACGCCTATACATGTTGCCGCCCACAAAAATCATCTGTTTCTCGCCTTTTCTGGCGGTTCTGTTCAGTATTCCCCTATTCAAGATCCGACAGACGACTGGACCATCGTAACCGGTTCTGACGAGATAATGATAGGCGATGAAGTCACCGGCGACCTGGCAAGGGTAGCGATTGCCGAGGGATGGGCGACGGAGCGCCAAACGCGAAAAAAGCCGCCATCCAACAAGATGGATACGCCAGACCGCAACAAGTCTGGGCCTGTCTCGCGTCGGGGCCGAGTCTCACGCAAGAGCAGTGCGAGCAAGTCAGGCACCTAAACACTGTCGCGGTCAATGACGCTTACAAGCTGGCGCCGTGGGCGACGGCCAAATACGCGGCGGATGCCGAGTGGTGGGCCATTCACAGGGGCAGCGTGACAGGTCGGCGCGTGTCTCAGGACAAGCAGAACGCGATTCTGCCGGGTGGTGTTGAGGTTTGGCGATCGGTTGATCTGCCGGGTCTGTCGAGGCGGTATGGCGTGCTGCATCGCGGCAAAAACTCGGGTTATCAAGCCGTCAATTTGGCGTACCTGCTGGGCGCCACGGTCATCATCTTGTTGGGTTACGACATGCGTGGGAGTGGTCACTTTTTCGGTCGCCATCCTGAGCCGCTTAGGCGATGCCGTGACTACTCGGCGTTTGTCGCGCGGTTTCGCACGATAGATCCAAGCGAGTACGGGATACAGATCATCAACTGCACGCCTGATAGCGGCGTTGACGCCTTTGAGAGGGCAAACCTTGCGGACATTCTCTGGAAAAAAGGCGTCACAGCACCCTGAAGAAATCAGGCAGCTTGTGTCGCTGTTTCGTAACCATGGGGTGCGCCGATACTTGGAGATCGGTAGCCGGGACGGCGACACGTTCCACCATGTTATGCGGCATTTGGCACGCGGCTCTTTTGGTGTCGCCGTTGATCTTCCTGGCGGGGTGTGGGGAAGGAATAGCAAAGAAAACCTTCTTGCTGCTGTCGATAATATCAACCGCAGCGACAGAAAAGCCGTGGCGATATTTGGCGACAGTCAGTCTCAGGAAATAGCTGACGAGGTTGGGTCACACGGCCCGTTTGATGCTGTGTTGATTGATGGCGATCACACACTTGATGGCGTGACGGCTGACTGGCTTCTGTACGGCAGCATGGCGCCTCTTGTGGCGTTTCATGACATCGCGGGCGATGGCATTAGGGACAAGAAAAGCGGACTTATGGTTGAGGTTCCCCGGCTTTGGCGCGATCTCATTGCCCGGCACGACCACCGCGAGTTCATCGCTAACGGCTCTCGCATGGGGATCGGGGTTATATGTCGGTAACGATTTACGCAAACCCGCGCGCACCGCATCAAGTGGCCGCAGCCGAGGCAGTTTGTCAGGGTATGGCGGCAATCGGGCGTCACGCAGTCATATCTAACAGCGCAGCCATAAAGACCCGCGAGGTTGTTGTCTGGGGCTGGCGCCGGGGCTCCGATCTTCGCGCCAGAGGGCATGACGTGCTGGTGATTGAGCGCGGATACATCGGCGACCGCCACTACTGGCACAGTCTTGGCTGGAACGGACTTAACGGTCGGGCGCAGATGCCGGAAATAGACGATCCGGCGCGGTTTGAGGCGAATTTTTCTCTTGAGCCGATCACAGGCGGCGATTATGTGCTGCTGATTGGGCAAGCTGCCGGGGACATGTCGCTGCAGGGCAGGGATCTGCGCCACTGGTACGCGGGCATGGCAAGGAAGGCGGCTGCACATTACCGATGCCCTGTGGTTTACCGTCCGCACCCGGTATCCGTCCAGCGGGGCGCCGCGATGCCGGTTCCAAACACAGAAATGCACACGGGCGACCTTATGGATGCGCTTCATGGTGCGAAAGCGGTCATCACTTACAACAGCAACACCGCAGTCGATGCCGTGATGGCAGGTAAGCCAACGATAACCTTTGACCGCGGCTCAATGGCTTGGGATGTAACCGGCCATGAGGTTGGCGAAAAGTACACCGGAGCCCGCGAAGACTGGGCGCACAGACTGGCGTGGAAGCAGTGGGCGCTGGACGAAATAGCCAGCGGCGATGCCCTGGAGGCGCTTTACCAATGTCGATGATCGAGATTGTATCAGAATCGGGCGATGAGCCGGTCGGATTGACTGAGGCCAAGCTGCATATGCGCATGGATGACATCGATGATGAAGATATTTTGATTCTGTCGCAGATCGCTGCTGCCCGGCAGCTGGCAGAGCAGCACACAAACCGCGACATTGTCCAGCGGACATGGGATTACCGGCTTAACGGGTTCCCGCAGGACCGTATTGAGCTGCCGAAAGCGCCTGTACAGTCAATTTCCAGCATCTCCTACATTGACACCAATGGGGGCACGCAGACCGTCGCCGGCAGCGTCTACAGCCTCTATGCCGACGATACGCACGCTTTTGCCTACCTGAATCACGGCCAAGCGTGGCCGCAGGCGCGGGAGCAGGTGGGCGCAGTGACGGTGCGGCTTGTCACTGGGTACGAATCTGCACCCGCACCGATAGTGCAGGCCATCAAGATGATGCTAACCGACCTGTACAACCATCGCGGAAGCACAATAGCGACGGGCGCGGTTCCGAAAGAACTACCGATGTCGGCGCGCTATTTGCTTGCACCGTACCGGAGGCTGCGCGCGTGATCGTTGATCCTGGTGAGCTTGACCAGAGGATAACAATACAGTCTGAATCTCGCGCTTCGGATGGGTCTGGCGGGTACGCAATGACGTGGGAAACGCGCCACGGGCCGATATGGGCCAAGGTTCGCCCGTCATCTGCCAGGGAGGTGGAGCGTTCCGGCCAGCTTCATGAGTCGGCCATGTACACCGTCATTATCCGCAATCGCGATGTGAGCGAGGCGGATCGCGTTCTTTGGCAGGGGAGGACGCTGAACATACGCAGCGTGGGCATTGATCCGCGCTCGCCTTATATCAGAATCACCGCGGAGCTTGGGGCAGAGACGTGAAAGTCACTAGCACACGGGCGCGCATTAAGATTCGGCGCATCCTGCAGGCCACAGAGAACGATGTGCCAAAAGCAATGCAGGACTCTGCCAATCTCTTACACAAGGAGATGGTTGCGCGAGCGCCGAAAGATACGGGCAACCTGCAAAACAACATTTCATCAAAGGTGCTACGCAAGGGGCTGCGGGCAGAGGTTGGATTTAGGGGCAAGAAGGCAAAAAGCAGGGCTTTCTATGCGCGCTTCATTGAGTTTGGCACAAAGGGGAGGAAGCCACGCGGGCGCTCCAACCTGACGGATAGCGCGGATTTCTTTGGCACAGAGCCAGACATTCCCGCAATGTCGGCGCGCCCGTTCATAGCTCCCACGTGGGATACCAAAAAGCCAGAGGTTGTTTCCAGGGTATCCAAGGCGATCAATGACGCAGTAAGGGCGGCGCAAGAACTGTGAATGCTCTCAAGACTGCCATTTATGGGGCGCTCAGCAACATATCGGCGCCCGTGTTCGATCATGTCCCGCAGGGCACCGATTACCCGTATGTGGTGATCGACTACATGGACGCGACAAACGCCGAATACCTGAGCAATCGCAAGGACCAGGTAATTGTCTATCTGTCGGTCTACTCGGTCTACCGCGGGCAGACCGAGGTACTTGGGATCATGCAAGAGATCGACGATGCGCTACACAACAATCATCATGGCTGTTAATTCTAGCCTGGGCGTTACGTTTGCCATCGGTACTACGGCGTCTGCAACTAATCAGGGCGAGTACGAATCCGATTCTTATACGCTGGTCGGGGAGGTTGAGGACGTTTCAGAGTTTGGCGATACGTTCAACGCGGTCAACTTCACTGCACTTTCTGACGGTCGGGTGCGCAAGTACAAGGGCACGCGAGATGCCGGGAATGTCACGCTGACTATTGGTATGGATGTGGCCGATGCCGGCCAGGACGCACTGACTGCCGCGCTCGAAAACTCGGACAGCGCGGACTACAACTTTAAGGTAGCGTTTACCGATGGCGACACCGTGCCGTCTCCCGATGTCACCCCGACAGTTGTCTACTTCTCTGGGAAAGTAATGTCGCGACGCTACGGCACGGGCGGGGCCGACTCTATCGTCAAGGTTTCTGTTGATATTGCTATCAACTCTGAAATCATTGAAGTGGAGGCCGCGTAATGCCATCTGTACTCAGTGAGCCGGTAACGATCACGCTGGACGGCAAAGAATTCCAACTGCACAACACGCCGCAGGTTCGCAAGGATTTGTGTCTGCGGTGCGGTGGAATTCGTCCCGTGCTCCAAGCCATTCAGGATTTCAACGAATATCAGCTTGCTCTGATTATCTCGATTGCTTCTGGTAAGGCGAAGAAAACAGAGCAGATATTCGAAATGGTGATTGCCGAAGGACCCAAGTCTGTATGTTCTCAACTGGGCGACTATGCGCTTTCTCTTCTTGGCATGGACGATGAAGAGGAAGAGGAACCAGACACGGGAAACGAGGAGGCGACCGAGAGCTAGACGAACTCGAATACGTCGAGTGGTTGTTTGGCGTGGCGACCGGCTGGCTGGGCTGGTCGCCCTCGGTCGCATGGAATACCCCAGTCCCGGAAATCTTGTGTGCGATCAAGTACAAGGTTGAATGGACCAATCAGACAAACCCTTTTGCAGAGCCGAAACCCAAGGCCGAGCCAAAGGAAGCAAAACGTAATCGCTTGATGGCGACACTTAAAGCCGCAGGCGCGAGGGCAGGACATGGCAGCAAATGACATAGCCGATCTTCTGCTGCGCATTGACGCCACTACGGAGGGCCTGCGCAGGGAGCTTAAGCGCGCGGAAGCTGGCGTAAACCAGTCTTCCGGCAAGATGCAGAAGGGGCTTGATAAGGTCCAGAAGGCTCTGAAGTCAGCCGGTGTTGCCGCTGCCAAGTGGGGCGGCGCGGCTGCTGCTGCTGGTGTGGCTGCGGGGGCTGCTTTGGTTAAGTCTGGCCTGAGCCAGGTTGACTCTCTCGCCAAAGTATCCAGC